GGATTGTCAGGATTATTGACCATCACAAGCGACTCAGTGAGTCGTTCAAGACGAATGACCTGACCAGCAATTGTAAATGAAGTTTCAGAAGTGCTCTGACCAACGATTGTGATTTTAGGAAAGGCAAGAGCAGAACCTTGAACGGTCAAAGTCCCACTTTTTGTTAAAGTTTGAGTGTCACTTGTTTTGAAAAACTTAGTTGGATGACAAGTAAAAGTTGCCTTAGTCATATAAAGACCAGGTTTGACTTGGTCTAATTCTGTCACACTGACTTTATAGCACCATAACTTGGTTGTCTTAACTTGCTCATTCTCTAGCCAGAATTTCTCACGAATAAACAGGCTCATGAACTGATTCATCTGTTCTTCAGTAGGCTTTACAAGATAGATTGAATAAGTCTTCTTTACAAGACCTCTGTGTTTGTTGGTTTGTACGATTGCTCCACTAATTCCACCGTGCTCAAGAAGAGCTGTCTTGCCTTCTCCTAAGGCAACTGAGGGAGAATCATGGACGATGACCTTAAATGGAAAAGACGATGTTCTTACACCGTCAATCACAAGTTCGTTATGTTTTATCATGCCATACCTCCTCTCAATTGGCTTCTACGTTGGATTTCATCAGCAATTCTCTGAGCTACTTCGTCAGCAATACGAATGATGTCAGCTTCTTCTCTGACAGTATTGCCAGTAATAGTAATGTTGATGGTCGGTGAAGTTCCACCCATTGTCTGAGCAATACCTCGACCGATAGCACCAAGCGTTTGATCATTAAGTGGCAATACTGCTTCGTTACCAGCTTCTCCACCAACCATGAGACTATTCCCATTTGCGCCAAAGATGGTAGGCTTTGTCATGATCCCGCCCTTGGCATACCACTCAATACTGATGCTTGGCACACCTTGGCTCAACCAATCCAATGGATTTGCTGAACCACTCACTGAAAAGTGAGGTAGTGGAATATGTGGCCAACTAACACTAAAATTAAATAGACCTTTAATCGCACTTATTGCAGAGCTTACAAGGTCTTTGGCTCCGTTTATGGCATTCCCGATTGAATTCTTGATTCCTGTCCAAACATTTGAAACAGTGTTTGAAATACCATTTAATACATTTGAAATTGTACTTGAAATTCCATTCCATACATTTGAAATTGTACTTGAAATGGCGTTTATCGTATTTGAAATGTACGATTGGATAGCTGTGAAGATGGTCTGAACAACATTTTGGATAGCATTCCAGACAGTTGAGAACACTCCCTTGATTGTTTCCCAGGCTCCTGACCAGTCACCTGTGATGATCTGCATGACTGCCTTGATGATACCTAAAACAACATTGATTGCAGTTTCAACTACAGTCTTGATGACTTCCCAAGCGGTTGTGATGACCAGTTGGATATTCGCCCAGGCGCCTTCGATTAATGGACCTAAGACTGTCATGACTGCATCAATTACGGTTTGGATAGCATTCCAGACTGTTTCTGCACTAGATCGTATAAGCTCTTGGTTTTCGGTCCACCAATTGACAACCACTCCAAACATGCTCATAATGAAGTCAGAAACTTCACTTACAACTTTGTTAATGACTTCCAGAATAGCATTCCAGACTGTCATGACTGCATCTCGGAATCCCTCGTTTGTGTCCCATAGATATTTGATACCGATGATGACTGCTGCAATAGCGGCAACAATTAAAGCAGCAATACCGATTATAGGTGCAGCTGCTGCAATCATCGCTCCGATGGATGTTCCAAGCGCGACTGCTGCTGCTTGCAAGGTTAAGAATATCGGGACTAGAATGCCAGCAACTGTGACTACCCCTCCCAAAATTACGATAAATTCTTTAACGGGTCCAGGTAGACCACTGAACCATTCTGCTATGTCTTTTACCATGTTTCCTAACACTTCAAAAATAGGTGCTAGAGTTTCAGCTATTGCTGCGCCTAGTTCAGACATGGCTAGCGTAACTGAGTTTTGTGCAGTCTTGAATTTATCAATTGGATCTAGAGTGGCTTCGAATGTCTTAGAAACTGCTCCTACTGAGTATTCAGCAGATTCGGCGAATGACTGGAAGTCAAAAGAACCACGCTTGATTGCATCGATCATTTGAGGTGCTTTCTTAGCACCAAAAATTTCCATAGCGAGACCCATTGCTTCAGTTTCGCTAGTCGTATTCTTTATCTTATCGATTGTTTCGACAAGGCCTTCTTTCAGAGTCTTACCTTGTTTAGCGTAAGAGCCTGCTGCCTTGGTCAACCCTGACAAAGCACTTGAAGCATCTACACCACTCGTTTCGAATTGTCCGAGCAATGCTACACCTTCCTCGAATGAGAGACCTAGCATTTTAATCTGTGGTGCTCCTTCGATGGCTTTTTTCATCAAATCATCAACTGAAACACCAGTTGACTGAGCTGTGTAGGTTGTAGAGTCTAAAACCTTCGCTAAATCACTGGTTGATAGTTCATAAGCTTCCAATGCCTTACTTGCTGAAATTGTTGAATTGGTAATGTCCGTTCCGTTGATTTCAGCAAATTTTATCATCTCCACAGACACATCTTTGAGCGCATCGCCGGTCAATCCAAACTGTGTATTGACCTCCCCGACCGCTTCACCAGCTTTACTGAAGTCTGTTGGAATTGTTGTTGCGATACCTGAAGCAATATCTTGCATTTCTTTCAAGCCATCGCCAGTCGCACCAGTTTTAGTGACAATGGTGTCCATACCCTCATCTACTTGACGAAAGGCTTCAAGGGCACTCTTTCCGAAATCAACTAACTTTTGACTGATGTCGGATAGTTTTTCAGAAAATTGATTGAGCAATTCAGCTTTTAAGAGATTGTTTGTCTCGCTTAAGGTTCCGCTCGCTTGTTTCCCAGCACTCCCAAGATTATTCATCTCTTGAGAGAGATTTGAGTAAGCTGTTTTAGCGTGATTCAACTGCGTTTCCATCTTATTGGCTTCAGCTGAATTCTCACCATACTCTTGCTTAGTAAGAGCTAGTTGCTTTTCCAGATTTTCAATCTGTCGAGCAACAATATCAGATTGCGCTCCAATCTTTTTCTCAGCAAGCGCCAATTTGTCAGCTTCACTTGCGTTAGCTCCTAGCTGACTTTCTTGCAATTTGAATGAACTGACTACTTTTTCATTCTCGCTAGCCAGTTGCTTCTGCTCATTTTGCAATTCTTTTAATTGGTTCTTGTTGTTCTGAGTAGCACTCCCATTCTCAGCAAGTGCCTGGTTGACATTAGCAAGTTTGCCTTCATAACCTTTAAGGACATTCTTGGTAGTTTCAACTTCACGTTGAAAAGCTCTGTACTGATCAGCGCCGATATCACCATTTTTGAACTGCTGTTCCACCTGAGACTGAGCTTGTCTCAAAGTTTCTAACTTCTCCTTGGTCGTCGCAACTTGCTTTTGCAAGACTTCTTGCTTCTGAGTCAGGAGCGTTACGTTTCCTGTATCAAACTTCAAGGCCTTGTCAATCTGTTTCAACTCTTGAGTTGCATCAGTAGCAGCCTTATTGACATTTTTCAGCGCCTTCTGTAAGGGTTGCGTGTCGCCATCAATTTCAATTTTGATACCTTTGATATTTCCTGCCATATTTCCTCCTTTCTCAAAAAAATAGAAAAGCGCTGAGAGAATTTCTACGACTGATAATGCAGTCATACTAAGGAACTTGGTCTCAGAATCGCTCTCTCAGCACTCATTTTTTATTTAAAAACTGTCAAAATCAGATTGCGTGGCTTTCCGTTCGCCACCCTTATCCTCGCTCCGCAGATTTACATAATCCGTTTGATAATCCAGAGCCATTCCAATTGATATGTGCTTTAAATCATCGATAGACAGACCAGTTTCTTTACAGCAGGATAAGTAGGACTCTACTGTAAAGATTTCTTCGCTAGCTGATTCTGATTCATCTGGTGCTTTTTTGTCGTCATGCTCGCATTCAGCATTTCCATCAACACAGGACCAACTTCTTGAATCGGAAATACTTCCATTTCCATGAAGAATTGTTCATAAGGCTTGATGTGAGGATTTGCAGATTTAGCAAAGGTCCAAAAAAGACGGTTGAAAAAGGTCATGTCAAAATCTGACAACATCGAAATATCAATATTAGTCGCTGTCAACTCCTTGTCAGTTTCAAGCTTATTCAATTCATTCATGAATGATTGATTTTTCAACATCGAGAACAAATCTTGAAAATAATCTTTTCCAAATTGTTGCTTGTAGGCGATAGGAGTATAGCCGTTGGTCCCTAACTCATACTCCTGATCACCAACCATAACGATTTTGCGCATACTATTTCTCCTTAGCCAACAACAGTAGGTTCATAAACTTTTGTAAACCAGTTATCATACGTATTCTTGTCATCAGCTGAAGTGATAGAGCGTTTAACAACTGTATCCAGTGGTCGAGGGCTTGCTTTGAAACTAAGCTCACGTTCGTTTGTTGATGTCCCGTTCTTAGTTTTTGAACCAATAGAAGGACGGCTAGCAAAACAGTAGTACATTACGTAGCGAGTCTTGTTTTTGTCACCTTCAAACTGGAACATCATTGCGAACTCTGTCGAATTTGCGTCCGCTTTCTCGGTCATAACACCAGTTTGTGCGTCCTTGATTTCACCCAAAATTTTTGTTGCAAATTCATCGATGATATGTGGAATTTTAAGTTTTCCTTCATATCCTTCGTTTGAATTCATGAAGTGGTAATCCTTATTATCTGCCTTGACAGAAGCTGTTTCTCCTTTTGTGTCAAGTGTCAGTTCCATCGCTCCAGGAAAACGAAAAACATCACCGTAAGTGATAACACCATTTTCACCGATTGTTTTAATAGGTGCGATATGTACGTTTTCAAGGCCGTAGGTAACTTTATTTTCTTGAGTCATGTCATTCCTCCTTAGTATAGATAGACCGCATAAGACTTGACATAGAGTCTTTCAGTCTCAATAAATGTTTCTTCTTGAGCTTCAAAAAAGAGCTCGTGGGTTGTCCACAGCTCTTCCAGACGTTCTTCCAAATCTTCATCCTTCTGCTCAAAAGCTAGCTCTACTGTCACGCTCTTAATCTGATGATTAACCGTATTGTCAGCTGCATTGATGGCTGGACTCGATTCATAATAGACCAGGTAAGGTAGGTCAGGAGCGTTCNNCTCAAAGTTTTCTTTAACTTTCTCCTCAACAGGTTTAATGTGTGGAAATGCCCGACTACGACCGCCATTTCTCAAAATATGCCCCTTTTCTAGTANCAGGCAAGTTTGCCTGTTCCAAAATAGCAGCAAAGTCTGATAGCTTCATTTTCCAATCTCCTTGATACGCTT